CGTGATTTATCGTATGGCACACGCCTAACGCCTTTTAGGGAAGAACCAGAGTTTATCTATAAACCGTATCCAGAACAATCGTATTGGGGTTCAAGCGATTACAGTCCAGAGCGCGGTTTAGGTGAATTTGTGCATACAACGCGCCAACCAGAAGAAGGTTTCTATGACGTTTCGGAAGATTTAGAAAAGCTATACTTGCTTGCACGGGAAGAAGTCATGGACTTAGCTTCTAAGTACGATAAGAAACTAGACCCGCAAGAGGTTCACAGATTAGCGCAAGGACGCGCTATGAGCATGGCTAAAGACATGGGTTACTTGGGTCTTAGCAATAGAAAATATCGCCCAGAGGTGTATACTCAATTCAATCCTGTAGTGCCTGAACAGGTTGGGCCATCACGGGATCAGTTGATGAACCTGATGGATTATCTAAGGAGATTGGGCAATGAATGAATATGAAATAGAAACAGACGATTTTGGTTTAGCGTTTATGAAAGCGCACGATCAATTCATTGTGGAAGTGCTTGAAGAATTGCCCAGTGAAACAATGGCGAAGCACTATCGGGTAAAAGTTCAGGAGATTGTAGACAATGGCAATAACAAGTTACACTGAGCTAAAAACATCTATAGCCAACTGGCTAAACAGAGATGATCTAACATCGGTTATTCCTGATTTCATTAGCTTGGCAGAGGCTGACATGGATCGCAAGATACGCCACTGGCGCATGGAAAAGCGATCAACAGCGGTGTTAAATTCACGATATACAGAGTTACCGGAAGGTTTCTTAGAGGCTGTAAGGTTTCATTTAGACGTAGATGAGCGCCCGATAGAGCTTCTTACACCTCTTGCATTGCAGCAGCGCAGGCAGGGAAATGCTGACGCTGGTGGCAGGCCGCAGTTTTATTCTATTATATCAAGTCAAATAGAAACTTGGCCTACAGCCGATGGTGAGTATACTGCAGAGCTTTATTACTATTCCAGAACGGCGCCATTGCAAGCAGATGATGATACCAACTGGATTTTGAGGTACTTCCCAGATGCTTATTTGTATGGTTCACTTGTGCATACTGCTCCATACTTAGTGGACGATCAACGCACAGGAACATGGGCAGCATTGTATCAAAGCTCAATTGATGGTATAAATGCGAACAACGAGAAAGCTAAATTTGGCGGTTCTGGTCTTAGGCTGCAAGTAAACACCTACTAGGAGAAAACAATGGCATCCATCTCAGATTACGTTTTAGATGCGGCACTTTCAAAGCTGGACTTGGAAGCTAACCGCCTAGACATCACTTCACAGGAAGTGACAACGTATAACGAAGCAATCAGCACTTACACTCTAGGAAACACAACATCTGTTTCATTTGGCGCACCAGTAAACGGCGATGTTTCAGGTCGCAAAACAACGTGTGCGGCAGTTACAGATGGTAGTGTTACAGGTAATGGCACAGCAACGCACTATGCAGTTACAGACACGACAAATAGCCGATTGCTTTGCACAGGTTCACTGTCAACAAGTCAAAGCGTTGTATCTGGTAACACATTCACAATTTCAGCATTTGATGTAGAAATTCCTGATCCAGCATAAGGTGTAGCATGGTCAAGTTAGCCAATCGCGTAAAGGTTGCCACAGGCACAGTCGGTAGCGGCACACTCACGCTAGGTGCGGCAGAAGATGGTTTTCAGTCTTTTGCAGATGGTGGCATCGCTGACGGTGATTTTGTGCGATACACGATAGAAGATGGAACCGCGTGGGAAATCGGCAGTGGTCAATATTCCTCTACAGGGCCAACGCTTACGCGCGATTACATTGAGAGCAGCGCGGGTGCATTGCTTTCTCTTAGTGGTGAAGCTGTTGTGTTTATATCGGCGGGTACTGAGGAAGTGTACGGATATGTTACAACAACGGTGCAGTCAGATCGCACGTTGGACAGTGGTATTGAATACGATGTTGGCAGTGGTTTTACGGTAAACAATGGCGTTACGCTAACGATACCGACAGACGCGCAGCTAACAATCAATGCCTATACAGAGAAAAGGCCGTTTTAGGAGAACAACATGGCTCTAAGGATTAATTCAACAAACGGTTCAGTAACCATTAGTGCGGTAGACGGAACAGGCAACCAAGACATCACTATTCCACGTTCTAACTTAGTTGGAGAGGATCATGGCGGTGAATTGATTGTTGATAGCTATAATGAGCGTTTTAACCTTGTCACTTCTAGTTCAAATGCAATCACCATTGATTGTGAAACAGGCAATCATTTTGCTCATGTTTTGACGGAAAACACTACAGCAACATTTGCAAACCCACCCGCAAGTGGCGTTGCTTATACAATGTCTATTGAGATTATACAGGATGCAGGGGCAAGCACGTTCACATGGGGATGGCCCTCTAGCGTAGATTGGAATGCGGCAACAGCACCATCACTTTCAACAGCAGCAAATGCTAAAGATATTTTTGTTTTAATCACACGCGATGGTGGTGTTACATGGAATGGTTTTGTAGCTGGTCAAGGAATGGGCTAAATGGGTAAGAAGCTAACTTCTGCAACTTTAAAAGCTACAGATGGGCCAGATAATGTTATTACTGGCGAATATGAAAGAGCAATATACAACACAAGTGGAAAGCAAGCTGGTAATACCGCAGAATTTGGGTACGCAGATTACGGCAAAAACTATGAAGTTAGTTCTAATTATATTGTCTATGGGTATCCAAATGGCAATGGTGAGCGAAGTTCTGAAGGGCTACCGCTTGATACGTTCAGTGCCCAAGGTTTTGTAAAAATATACAATGGGCGTAATGGTAATATAACTAACGCATCTACACCACAATTAATAACAACAATAACGCCCCCTGAAACACCAATAAATCCATTTAATTCAATAAGTTTTGGTATTTCCGTTGCGATTAGCCCAGATCAGACCAAAATAGCAATTGGATGTTCAGGTTATGACGATGCTTCAGGCGATAATAGTGGGCGTGTTTATTTGTATTCAACAGGCCCAAATGCTGAAGATTGGCAATTATTGCACACTTACACAAACCCCAATTTTTATGGTACCCCAGTGGGCGATGGGTTTGGTTATAGTGTAGATTTGTCAAACACTCATTTAGTGGTAGGTGCGATAAATGAAGATACCGCTTCATATAATAGCGTTGGTGCGGCTTATGTATTTCACACAACAAGTTCAAATCAATACGGTCTGACGCGCTCATTACAATCTGACGCAAATCCCATAGAAAGTAGTGATAGTTTTGGTTTTGACGTTGCTATTTATGGCGATTATGTTGGTATAGGTGCGCCGAACGAAGATATTACCAGTACATATGATGAATATGGCAGAATTTATATTTATAATCATACAACTGGTGGCCTGCTTGCAAGTACAAACCCGTATGTGACTTATAATTCAAGTTATAGAACTTATGCTGGGCGCATGGTGAGGGCTAATAGCAGTAGGTTTTTCTTTGCTGGTTATTATGACGGTCGCTATGGTGCTATATACAGTTATACCCATACTGGTAGTAGTGGTGGAAATATTCAGGGCACTTATTACAATGGGAACTTTGGTCTAAGTTTTGATGTTGATTATGACCATTTATATGTGGGTATAGAAGGTTCAAATGTTGTGCAGTGTTTTGATGCGAGTTCACTGACTAATCAAGGAGTATTAACTAATCCAAACATAAATTCCATTAGTGGTAGCGATGATTTCGGCATTATGGTCAGATGCAACAATGCAGATCGCGGATCGTATTGTACGCAAGTTCATGTTGGCGCAAGATTTGAAGATGTGGCAGACAGTGAAAGCGGCTATACAGGTGTCAATGCTGGCATTATATATATTTTTGATGATGGAAATGGTACTGCGTCAAGTATGATTAGAGACTATGATTGGCGGGCTCCATCTGATGATCTGGACTTTAATAAGCGATATGATGAATATTTCGGAATAGCACTTGCAGTAAGTTCTAATAAAATAGTCGTTGGAGCGCCATTAGTAGATTTTACGGAAAGTACAACACAAAGTTCTAATAGTGGTGAAGCTTACGTTTACAGTTTGGAAACAGGAGCTTTATTAACCAATTTGGAAAATCCTAATATTATTGGAACTAGGAGTAGCGATTATTTTGGCGCATGTGTTGAAATAAGTGACGATTATATCGTTGTTAGTGCGATGCTGGAAGATGTCGGGGGTGTCTCACAGTCAGGGGTTGTGTATGTATATGATGCATCAACATACCAATTATTGCGTCAAATTTACAATCCAAATAATTATAGCACAGGCAGTGATCAGTTTGGTGGCGCATCATCTTGGGATACTTCAAGCCAAGTAATGGCAATCTCAGGCAATTATTTGATTGTTGGCGTACCTTATGAAGATAGCACAAATAATAACGTTGGTGTAGCTTATGTGTTTAATTTAACAAATGGTCAACTTATTAGAACGCATTCACACCCTACAAACACAAATGCGTATTTTGGTTGGAGCGTTTGCGCAAATGATACATATTATTATATTGCTTCAGTAAATGGTAACGAATATACTTTAGCAGATTACGGCGGCGTGACTTGTTATGATTTAGCGACAGGTACGGAGCAGTGGGTAACGGGTCAAACTAGCGAAAACCTTGACGAGTTTGGTTTTTCTATGGCTTGCTCAAATGATAATTTAGTAGTCGGACACCGTAATTCTGATGCGGTGGGTACTAATCAAGGTAAAATTTGGGTTTTTGATGCAGAAACTGGCGCTTTAAGGTTCTTCAAAAATAACCCTGCAAACGTGGGTTACTCTGCAAGTAGCGATCATTATGGTTGGTCTGTTGATGTAGACGATAATCATATATTGGTTGGCGCACCTTACACCGATATAACTTACACTGTAAATGGGTACACATATAATACTTCCGACACAGGTGTTGTTTATCAATATGATTTAGATGGCACTACAGAGCAAACATACGCGCTGAATGAACTTACGTCTGTTTACGGCCACACAAACGTAAGTAGTTCAAGATTTGGACAATCAGTAAGATTGTTTAATGGGGGTCTTTTAATTGCTGCACCTTATCGCAGCGTAAATTATAACAATAGCGGCTCAGGTATGGTGTTTAAGTTCACTTAGGAGAAAAAAATGAGACAATATCTAAAATACGAAAATGGGAATGTAACATACCCATATTCACGCAGACAATTGCAGCGTGACAATCCAACCGTAAGTTTTCCAAATGTGATGACGGAAGACATTTTGGCTACATACAATGTTTTTCCGTATTCGGTGGCTTCTGTGCCAGATCACGATATGGCAACGCAAGTATGTCAGCAACAAACACCCGTATTGCAGTCTGATGGAAGTTGGGTTTTGAATTGGACTGTTGTGGCCAAAACAGCTCAACAAATAGCTGAATGGAACGCAAATATGATGACGCAAGTGCGATCCACACGTAATTCACGTTTATCAGAAACTGATTGGACGCAAATGCCAGACAGTCAGCTTACTACTGAAGTAAAGACCCAATGGGCAACATATCGTCAAGCGTTGCGTGATATTACAGCACACGCAAATTTTCCTAACCTCGCAGACACTGATTGGCCCACAAAACCGTCATAAGGAAATAAAATGCCTATAAAAATTGAAACAGCAAACGGTTCTATAGTTTTATCAGGCATTGATGGTTCTGGTGAGGCTTCTGTTACCGTGCCGCGCTCAAATGTGGTGGGTGAAGCGCATACAGGTAATGTTGCAATCACAGGAACGGTAAAAGGCACTTACAATCAAATTTACAATACAATGAGTGGTGCAACGGTCACGATGGATTGTAGTTCTGGGAATGTATTTGCATTGACGACGTCGGCGGCAACAAGTGTTGCGTTTAACAATGAACCGACTTCTGGAGTAGCGTATGAATGCAAGCTGATATTAACAGCAGGCGGGACACATGCTATAACATACCCAGCAAGTGTTCAGTGGCCGAATGGCGCACAACCAACTGACCCAGCATCAGGGCAAACAGACATAATTACTTTTATGACTGTAGACGGTGGGACAACTTGGTATGGGAGACTTTTGGGCGATAATATGTCGTAGGTGATTAGATGTTAGGTTTCTTTCCATTAGCCAAAAAACCGCTATCAACAACATCGGTAGCAACGGCAACTAACGTCAAATCCTTCTCAGCGCAGCAAATTACGCTTGGAACGCCAACTGTTGATCCCATAACAGTTGTTCAAACTCAAAACTTAACTGTTTTAGATATTGTCACGCAGCCACCAGTGGTTGCCGATCTTATTGCTACGGTAACAAGTAATCTTGGCCTAGAAGATATAACCTCAACGCCAGTGGTAGATGACCTACCAGTGACATTTGTAGATGTTCTCAGCGCGGATGAAATCACGGCAGGTGTTCCTGTTGTAGATACAGTTGCAGAAACGATTATATCTAATTTCGTAGCTGATGAAATAAGCACTGGTGCGCCAACTGTTGACACCATACCTGTAGACATACAGAACTTCAGAGCATTACCTTCTGACATTACATCTGGCATCCCAACTGTAGATGCGCCGCTGTTTGTGCAAATTCATAATTTTGCGGCAACAGATGTATTTGCTGGAACACCTACAAATGTCGCAAGGTTTACATGGGATTTCCAAGAAATAGAAGCCGAGACATGGACTGATGTTTCTGATATAAATGATACATGGACGCTAGTTCGTAAGGTAGCGTAAGGAGAAAAGAATGGCAGTTAGTATTACAAAACCACAAATTGGTGCCGATGCTGATAGTTGGGGTACAAAGCTGAATACCGCGCTTGATGATATTGTGGCAGAGACAAATGACAATGCTAATGGTACAAATGTAACAACCCCTAATCTTGGTTCAGGTTGGAAAGTAGGTGGCACTGCCGTTACAGCTTCTGCTGATGAGTTAAATAGATTAGACGGTTTGACAGCTTCTGCCAGTGAGTTGAATAAGTTGGACGGTGTTTCCAGTAGTGTTACTGCCACCAAAATAAACTACCTTTCTGATGTAACATCCAACATTCAAGCGCAAATCAACGCGGCGGCATCCTCTGGTGGCACAAGTTATTATGCGGGTAATGGTATTTCAATAAGTGGTAGCGGTCAAATTACATGTACTGTAGATAGTGCGGCAGAAGTAGGTTTGAGCAATTTTACTCAGTCAGCGAACAATTACACCCTATGTAGTGCTACTTTTTTTGCAACAGGTGACGTTGTTGCTTTCTACAGTTCTGACATAAACCTCAAAGAGAACATACAGCCAATACCAAATGCTCTTGATAAAATCAGTGCGATTAGAGGCGTTTCTTATGATTGGAAAGACCACGTTCTTACGGCAAAAAGGGACGCGCCTTTATACTTAAATCCAAAGCATGACATTGGGGTGATTGCGCAAGAAGTTGAAGCAGTCTTACCAGAAATTGTAGCTGATCGTCCAGATGGAACGAAAGGTGTTCGTTATGAAAGGTTAATCGCTCTACTTATTGAAGGAATTAAGGAATTAAAAGCGGAAGTAGAGGTTTTGAAGAATGCCCCTACCGTCTAGTGGAACAATCAGCCTAAATCAAATTCACCAAGAGGCGGGTGGAAGTAGCGGTGATTATGCTGCGATCAGTGACAGCGATATTCGTGCGCTGATTGGCAAAAGTTATGGAGCGCAATCAGCATTTAGTGAATGGCATGGTGCGTCTAACGTAATCACGCCACAAAACAATACATTGTACCATGTGGTAGAAAATGGCAGTTATTCTAGCTTTAACGGAGCTACAGGCTCTGCTGTAATAGGTAACGCCAACGATTTTGATGGTGGCGAAGCCAACGTAGATACTTATGCAGAGCTTATTAGCGCTGGAACATTAGCTGCAACGATTACTAATAATAACCTTCAAGGAACCGTCAAATGTTTCATTGGGTTTTATAAGACTAATAACATATCTACAAATGATGCGATTGTGGGAATTGGTCAATACCGAAATGGAAGTTTAGTCACTGGTAAAGTCACTGGTGTATTTCCATCGCAGCTTGCCACATACACTACTACGTACAGATCGTGGGAATTTGACATTCAAGCTGGGGATCAGATGCAATATTGGGTTTGCTCCGCTGCTTGGGGAAGTTCAAATACTAATTTTGATAATGTTACCGTCTTTGAATATGCCAATATACAGGGGCTTACATAATGAGCTTTTTGCCGATTAAAATACCGCAAGGCTTCCGAAAAAACGGAACTGATTTAGATAATGCGGGGCGTTGGACTGACGGAAGTTTGGTTCGGTGGCAAAACAACAGTGCAAGGCCAGTGAATGGATGGCGTATTAATGAACAGATACAAAGGCTTGTAACCTCGCCAATTCGCGGTATGCATTCTTGGAAAAGTACATCTGGCTCTGCTCGTTATTTGGCGGGTGGCAGCTATAAAGCGTTAGCGGCGGTTCTCCCAAGTGGACTAAAATATGAACTAACTCCTTTTAATTATACAGAAGGAAGAAAAGATGCGGCAGTAAACACTGGTTATGGATATGGAGTTTATGGTGATAGCACCTACGGAACGCCCCGCCCAGACACAGGTAATCTTCAGGATTGTACTACTTGGTCTTTAGACAACTGGGGCGAAAATCTAGTTGCTTGTGCTTCACATGAAGGGATTATCTATGAGTGGGATATTAATGCATCGGGTACGTCTGAAAATATATTGCTTAATCCAGAATTTAGCGATGGCACAACTAATTTCTTAGTAAACTCTGTTCCCAATTGGACAACATCAGGTTCGGGTCAGGTTTATTACGAATTTGCGGGTAATCTGGGTGGTTATCCAAGTTGGCACACGCCTCTCAGTAGGAATGCTTTTACTTTAGATAATAATTTTATCTTGGAGCAGTCTTTCAATGTTGAGGTTGGCCAAATTTATCGCGCAACGGTTTGGGTGCAAGAGTTTGATGGCCCCGATACGATAATGAGAGTGATTTGTGGCAGTGAAACGCATACTGCTATCCTGTATCGCAATTCACAGCCAGATAAAGAAGAAATACCTCTAACGTTTGAAGCAACTGCTACTACAGCGACTATTCAGTTTGAATATGTTGGCCCAGCGGGGATTACTGGTTGGAGCCTTCTCAATCCATCAGTCGTAAAGCTAGATACGGTCATAAAAGTTCCTAATTCCCCAAATTACGTCAAAAGTATCCTTGTAACCGAAGAACGATTTTTATTTGCTCTTGGTGCTAATGGAAATCCAAGAAAGATAGCTTGGTGCGACAGAGAGAACAATACAGTATGGACTGCCGCTGCAAACAACGAAGCAGGTGATATAGAGCTATCTGATAATGGCGAAATTATGCTAGGCATCAGAACGCGCGGTCAAACACTTATACTTACTGACACGGCGGCACACATTGCTCGTTACATCGGCCCACCATACGTCTATGGTTTTGAACGTGTTGGTACATCTTGTGGTGCAATTTCAGCTAAGTGCGCAGCCGATGTTGACAGTGGCGTTTACTGGATGGGTGAAGGTGGTTTCTTTAGGTTTGACGGAAATATTGTTCAGCAAGTTCCTTGTGAAGTATATGACTATGTTTACAATGACATAAACAGTGACCAAAAATCAAAAATCTGGTCATATGCAAACGCAGATTTCAATGAGGTTTGGTGGTATTATCCATCTGAAAGCTCATCGGAGATAAATAAGTATGTGGCATATAATTATGCAGATAATCATTGGCTGATTGGTGAAGTTTCACGAACATCTGGTGTTTCAAAGGGAGTTTGGCCTTACGCTATGCTTTCCAATGATCGGGGCCAAATATATGAGCATGAAGTGGGGCTTACATATGGTGATGGTCAATCTTATAATGTTGTTTACGGCATAAACACCGAAGGTTTAACTTGGGTATCGGATGGTGGTAGTGGGTATCTGGCTACTTCTGATATGTTGGGAGCGGCAGTAGCCAATACATATCCCGTAGAGCGATGGATAGGTAACAATATAAATGAGAGATTTTTAGGAGACACACTAGACCACCAAGAAGTGACAGGTGCGGATAGTTGGAACTTACTTCAATATATTCTTTGGAAGCAAGAAGGTAACGCTAGAGACCCATTATTAACGGATGCGATAGTGGAATACATTGAAGAAACGTTAATACCGTTTATTGTAAAAAATACTACAAAAACATACGGAGATGGTGTTTCATTTGGTGATTTCATTACTGGAACTGAAGGTTTTTGGGTGGATGATACGTTTATGCCAAATTTCACCTTTGAGAGAGGCGTTAAATATATCTTTAATCATGGGGATGAGGAAAATGTGGGCCATGATCTGAAGATTTACGATGGTGGTACAATTCTCGGTGAACCTGAAAACGTGTTTATAGAAGGTGAGAATAATGCCTCTACTAGCACTTATGACTACAAGCTAACATATTCTGTGCCGTATGACGCTCCTGATACACTAACTATTGGTTGCTCAACACATTCTTCAGAAAGAATGACGGTGACTGTTTCTAACCCGTCTTTGCCCTTCTTGGAAACAGGAGCTATATCTCTGGGCGTTGGTGATAATGTTATGCAAGTAACCGACTTGGTTTCTGATGAACACCCAGAAGCTGCTTTAGATGTTTCGTTTAAAACACGATTTTATCCAAACGGTGAAGAACGTGAATATGGGCCATACGATATAACTAAGCCTACGTCTTTGCGTTTCACGGGTCGTCAGGTAAGAATGAAGGTTGACAGTGTTTTGCCGCCTACCAAGTGGAATTTGGGGACAATGCGGCTTGAAACAAAACAGGGTGGGAAGCGATAATGGCAGCACCAGTATTCCCACCAATTGGAGACAACATAAAGCAATGGGGTGAAAACTTTAAAATATACCTACGGCGGCAACTGCCACGGTTGTATTTTAAAACATCAACCGATAACCCATCAGAAAACGGTGTGATCTTATGGGATGAGCAAGCAGGCTACCCTGTCGTATCTAAGAACAACGAATTTGTGCAGATCGTTTTAGAAGATGGTCATGCTAACTTCATACGTTCATCGCAGCTAACATATCCAAGTGGAAGTTCGCCTATTGCTATTTTGTTTGATGATCCCGCCAGTAGTCAGGGGATCAGTAAAGATGCATCCAATCCAACTAGAATTGTTTTTGAGCAGGCTGGAGAATACCTTTTGATGTTTTCAGCGCAGATTAGCTCTACTTCATCTAGCACTGTGAACTTTTACTTCTGGGCGGCAATCAACGGTACTAACGTTCCAAATACAACGATGAAGAACAGCTTGCACCAGAATGGTGCTACTTTAGTTGTTTCACGTTCTGCAAAGTTTGACGTAAACGCGGGAGATTATTTAGAAGCAATGACTGCTGTAGACAATACAAGCGGTTCTTTGCGGTCTTTTTCGCAATCTTTTGCTCCAAATACCCCAGCGGCTACGCTTGCAATTACAAGGGTTCACGGATGAAGCACTGGATACCAAGCCCAGAACTAGAAAGATGCAAGCCTTGGATTGAGGCAGCGCTAGAGTATTGCAATGGCACTTACTTATGGGAAGATGTTGTTCAAAACATTGCGGAGGGTAAGATGCAGTTCTGGCCTGCTCCTAGGGGGTGCATGGTAACAGAAATTGTGGTATACCCTAGAAAGAAGGTTTTAAATATTTTCCTTGCTGGTGGTGAATTAGATCAGTTGGTAGATATGTACGATGACATGAACGCTTGGGCCAAAATGCAAGGTTGCACTGGTGGAACAATGACGGGTCGTGTAGGATGGAAGAAAGTTTTAGAGCCGATGGGATGGAAGCTGATGCACTCTCATTACGTTAAGGAGGCCGAATAATGGCAAAAGGTGGTACAACAGAAACAACGGTAAACATGCCAAAGTTTCAAGAAAAGGCCATTCAGCAAGGTATTGGTCAGGCATCTGATATTGCTGCTTACATAGATACCCCAAGGCCAACATATGGGCCAGAACTCGCCTCATTTAGTCCGCTAGAAAATGCTGCGTTTATGGGTACGGACGTCATGGCTGGCGCTTTTGGTATGCCGTCAACTGGCGGTCAGCAGTATATGCCGCAAGCTCAGATGTATGAAGGTGGTATTCAGGGGTACTCATCGCGTCCTATGGTAGATCAGATGAGTGAGCAGTTTGAGTATGAAAATCCACAGCTGGCACAGTATCGCTCTACATTTGGAATAGACCCTATAACTGGTGAAGTTGGATCACGGGCGTTAAGTAACCAGAAATACGCATTAGAAATGACCCCACGCGGCGGCGGCGGGAAATAGGAGAATAAAATGGGCGCAGGAGTAGACCCCACAAAAACGCAGGTTGTGCCACAAGGCCCAGCTAATGTAACTGCATTTCAGAATACGGGTGCAGCAAACAATCCATACACGCAGGCATCAACTGCTCAAAAAGCAGCGTTAGGTGCAACTGCAACAGGTTTAGGTTATAGTCCAGAGGCTATAAATGCGATAAGCGCAGCGGGGGGTATGGCTGCATACCAGAACCCTTATGAGCAAGCAGTTGTTGACAAAACTTTACGAGATGTTGGTGGCGCAGCCGAAATAGGGCTAAACACGCTAGACGCACAAGCATCACAAGCAGGCGCTTTTGGTGGCTCTCGCCACGGTGTCGCTATGGCAGAGGCCGCAAAAGGCTATCAGCAGCAGGCATTAGATAAGATAGGCGCATTACGACAGCAAGGCTTCAATACAGCGCTGGGCGCTTCACAGTTTGATGTTGGCAACCAAATGGCAGCGCAGCAACAGAATGTGGCAAATACGTTAGCAGGCTATCAATTCCGTCAAGGTACAGCTAATCAGCTTGCAAATCTTGGGCAGCAGTCCTTCAATTATGGTCAGCAAATTCAAGATCGTCAAATGCAACAGGGCGCTGTACAGCGCGGAGCAATGCAGCAGTTAATTGATCGTGGTCAGCAAAATTTCCAAAATCAATACGGAGTGCCGCAAGGATTGCAAACATTCCTTTCTGCTGTTTATGGAGCGCCCAGCATGACAGGTCAAAGTCAGAGCTTCAATCCTGGCCTCTTTAACTACATGCAGCTTGGCGCACAGATGATGCCAAAAGGCCCATTCTAAAGGTTTACTATGACAAGGGCAGAATTAGAGCAAATCGCAAGAGAAGCAGCAGCGCAATATAACCTGCCTGTTGACGTATTTCTGCGCCTCATAGACCAAGAAAGCAGATTTAAGGTTGATGCTATATCGCCAAAAGGTGCTTACGGCCCAGCGCAGCTTATGCCTGATACAGCAGCGGAACTTGGCGTTAATCGTGAAGACCCGCGCGAAAACATCTTTGGTGGCGCAAAATATTTACGGCAGCAGCTAGACAGGTTCGGTGAAATGCCGATGGCGCTTGCAGCGTATAACGCGGGGCCAACACGGGTTGCAAGATTGGGTCGTATTCCAAACATCCCTGAGACACAGAACTATATCAAAGCTATTCTAGGCAGTTTAGATGGACAGCCTCTGAGCGCAACAAGGAACAATGCAATGGTTGGTAACATGCAAACCCCACCTATTTTCCCCCAGCAAAAACAACAACAGCAGGGCGGTTTACGAGGATTGCTTTCAAGTTTCATGCAGCCCAGCGAAACAACAGGCTTAACAGGCCCAGAGAACCTTGCACAAGCACTAGATGCATTGATCCTTCCAGAAGCCCGTATGGGTGAGCAAATCAGAGCGCGTGGAAAGCAAAGATTAGCAGAAGGCTCTCGCAACGAAACCATCAAGCAGCTAGAGCGTATGGCAAAGAATGGCGATCCTTTAGCTATGGAATTGCTTGCGGCTGTCAAGTCTCGCGCAATTTCCACAGCGGATGCATATAAAACATTGCTTGCGCAAAAGTACGACACAAAAGGCGACACAATCAGATCGTCAGTCAAGTTCAAGAATGGCGCATATTACACTATTACGGATAAAGGGCGTAAGGTATACGACAAAGAGGGCAATCTTGTTCCTGATGGGCCAAAAGCCGCAGAAGTTTTGCGTGAAGCAGAGCTAAGTGGCATCGCAATGGAAGGTTACGGTGCTGGTACGGTGGAGCAAGCGAAGTATCAGCAAAAATATGCTGACGAATTGTTTGGGAAAGCGGCACAACTTACTGAAAACATTGGAACGATTGATGAGGCGATTAAGCAAATTGATGAGGGTGCAAGAACAGGCCCAGTGTTGCAATTCTTGCCTAGCATCACAGAGGCAAGTTCTGCACTAGAAACCGCCTTAACGCGCATGGGTTTAGATGTAATCTCAACGGTTACTTTTGGGGCGCTGTCTGAAGCAGAAATGAGAGCGGCGATGGCTTCCGCTTATCCACAAAATCTTAATGAACAAGGTTTGCGACAATGGTTGGTAGACCGCAAAAACGGCTTGAACAAGTTGCGTAAATATTCTGAGGAAGCGGGTATTTTCTTATCCAACCCAATGAATACACGCGCAGATTGGGTTACAAGAATGCAAGAGCGCCGCGATCAACAAAATGCTGCATCGCAAGAAAATCCTTACATGAGCATGACACTAGAGCAGTTGAATGTAGAGTTTAGAAAATACAATCAAATGACTGAAGTAGAGAAAGCACAATTTACTGCCGCACTAAAATCAAAGCAAGGTTAACAAATGGCTAATCTAACTATTGAGGAAATGTTGCAGGGCATCGGCGCTCAACAAAATCAAAACACACAAAGCATTCTCTCAATAGAAGATATGCTGCGTAACATTGAGGGTGGCCCAGAGCCAACACCAGCGGCAGAGCCTGAAGAACAATCTTGGATGGAGTGGTTTCAGGGTGGTAAGCGAGAAGAAAGCATCCCACTTATTCAAGGTGCATATTTAGGTTTGCCAGAAGACAAAGCGCGTCAAATGACTGCGCTACTTGCCACTACGGCAAGCGATGATCGGTTGCAGTCTGGTATTAAAAAGATTTTGCCAAATGCTCAGTTTGATAAAGACCAATATGGCAACTTAGTAGTCATAGCTCCTGTTTACCGTGATGGGCAAGAAACCCAGCAATACACAAGGTTCTATCCAAACCCAAAAGGTTTAAATGCAGTTGATTTCATGCAAGGCGCAGGCGCTGTTGCGCTAGGTCAAGCTATTGCGGCAACTGGTGGTTTGTTAGGCGTTCCAACAGCAGGTGTGCTTGGCGGCGGTTTAATCGGGATGACCGAGGCGGCTATCGTAGAGGCAGCAAGCTCTAATCTTAGCGACGATCCTTTTCAGGTTTTTGATGTACCAATAGGATTTTTGGGTGGCGCTACAGGGGCAAAGGTCGCACAAGTTCTTGGTGATCTTATTTCTAAAGTCAAAAACCGCCCTAGCACAGTTTTAGACAGCAATGGAAACTTAAAAGCTAGTGTTCGCACACAACTTACTGAGTTAGGGTTAGACCCAGATAACATTACTGCTGAATTGGCAGCTAAGATCAAAGGCGAAGTTCGTCGTGTTGGGAAGCCAGAAGCATCGGCAGCACTAGCAGAAGCAGAAAGCCTGCCTACGCCTGTTCCTTTGACTAAAGGTGAAGCGTCAGGATCACGCGCACGGCAGCTATTTGAAGATCAAGCAGAAAGCGGAGCGTTTGGTGATAGCACTAGAGATTACTTGGAGAAACAGAGAAAACTTCAACAAGCCGCATTAGAGCAAAACTTAGGTGATATTCAACGAGGCTTGGGCGGCGGTGAAGTTACCATTGGTCAAGGTGGTGCGGCAGCGCAGGCGGCTCTTGCAACTAAAAAGGCAGCAGAAAAAGCAGCAGCTACTGACTTATTCAATATTGCCAAGCAAAAAGGTCATGCATTTATAAGCCCTAATATGGCGGGTGCAGTGGCAGATGACTTGCGATCTGTGACATACAACTACAATCCGATGGAGATTGAAGCTGTTGATCGCATTGTAGGCGAAATGGAAGAAGTTTTAGCGAATGGTGGAGATATTACTCGCTTGTTCCAATTGCGCACAGTCTTGGTTAATACTGGTCAGGCTGGTTCACCCGCCCAACGCGCCGCGGGAGAAGTTCGCAGACAGTTAGATGCGTCACTGGAAGCGTTAGTAGATCAGCAACTTCTTCTGGGTGCTGATGAAGCGGTAACGGCGCAACTTGCGGCAATTAGAAATTATGCTGATTTTGCTTCACGGTGGAAGAAAGGCGGTATCCTTAAAAAGCTGACGGAAACTGAAGGCCGCGATGGCGATATGGTCTTTAAGGTAGCACCAGAAAGTGTGGCAAACTATTTGTTTGGCGCGAAAGGTGCGAAACTAACAACGGGAACGCAAATGGTGCGTGACTTACGCACTTTGAAAGCTAACTTGCCAGAACAACAATGGAACCAGTTGCGGCAAGAGGCTTTTATTAACATTGCTAATAAGGCAAGAAAAATGGGGCCAGATGGAGAAATTATTTCTGGTCAACAGTTTCAAACTGCTTGGAACGAGATGCGCAAAAACAATCCTGATCTTGTGCGTGGGTTGTTCACTAAAGAAGAAGAACAGCTTATCTCTAAGTTTGCTTCTGTAGCAAGAAGGGCAACAGCAGGTGCTAAAAACTACAGCAACACAATGACAACAGCTAATAGTCTTCTTGGGATTTTGGCAGAGAAGTTCGGTCAAACGACTGTAGTTCGGCTTGGTATGAAAGCGCCGTTGTTAAGACTGTTCTCTGGTGCTGTTGCTGAGAAAAGTTTTGATGTACCATTAGGTAGAGCCACTCAGCCTATCTCTGGTGCAGCAGGCGCGGCTGTGGCAAGTGGGCAAGGCGGCGATCCGTTTTATGACATGTATCGCGGTGTAACTGGAATTAACATTCCGCGTTAGGAGACAATGAATGCGTTTAGAACCACTAGATCAAACACAGATTGAAAGCATTGTTTCCAAAGCAATACAAGACGCGGTGGACTTTGTGGACAGCGAGATTGCACCACAACGTATCAAGGCCCAGCGCTACTTTGACGGTGAGGTAGACATTGGCTATGAGGAAGGTCGCAGCAGAGTTGTGGCAACAAAGTGCCGTGAGG